GGGTGAAAAGGTCTGGACACCCAAGCTAAAATCATCAGAGAAAGACATGTAAACTTCCACCAAAGAAGTATTGGTAGTGGGAGTATTATTGATGACTGGGAAATAAGGAAAAGATGCTAACTCTAATCCTCCAGTTCCAGAATAGCCTGCCAATTCCAAATAGGGAATAGTGAGAGTATAAGTATGAGTCTCTTTAGGATCCCAGAAAACCTGAGTATCCGCAGAGTCCCCAGTGGCCTCTCTCTTAATATCAATAACAGAAGAGCCTTCAAGGGGACCAACAAAACGGAGAGTTAAGTTGATAGAACCTCTGAAGAATCTATGCTTAGCTAAAAGATATCTCGTAAAAGCAGAGAAGGTTCTGGGAAGATCCTGCTGTTTACCGATAGTAACATCTATGGATCCAATGAAAGTAGGTCTATGGGCAATTTCTCTCAATGAATTAAAATCATCTTCTCCTACAACTCCATCAAGGACAGCAGAGTTGGAAGCTCCAAAGGAACCTTGCAACAGAGAGGTGAAAATAGTTCTGTTACGAGTAGGAGAGCGGAAGACTGCAAATTGGGTTGCGGAAGTAGCAGATCCAAATACATGGGCAAAGAGAGGAGTAGCGTCCACACCAGGATTATCATTAACCAAAGAAGTTGCTGACCAGATAGTAAGATAACCATTGGGAGAGGGATTAGTAGTAGAAGCAGTGAGTTGAACAACAGGGAGATAGGGATATTTCTGAATCCAAGGTATAGTGAGATCAATTACAGTACTTCCCTGAATTTCATAATACTGTGACCTATAGGTCTCACTCCATACAGAAGGTTTCTCTATGGTATGAGTGACTATAATACGCTGACGAGACATAAGAGAAGCAGCGATATAAATCTTATAAGCCATTTCACCACGCCAAGCACCGTAGAAAGAAGCGGCATAAGCAGTGTTAGAAGGAGCAAAATTAGGAGAATTACCATAACCCCAAACTGGACTAACTGCAACAGAAGTAACAACTTCAGGTGTAGTAAGAACTACAGCAGGGATAGAACGAGAGATGACAAGGGAAGGAGAGGTCGCTATTTTCATCAAATTACACCCGTCGTCAGTATCAGCAAGTAAGTGGGGGTCCGTAGAAACATAGGGAAGAAGATCACAAGAAAGAGGCTGAGAAGTGACTAAACCGTGGAAAGTCTGACTAAAAGGGTTAGAATTAGCAACAACAAAAGTAGGAGTAGACAAATTGTTGGGCTTAGATAATCCCATCCAATTGAAGAACTTAGTGGCAGCAGAAGAAACCAAAGATATACCCTCAGCAAAAGGACCAACAATAGGAACATTGGTTAGAGAAGAAGATATAGAAGTAATAGACTCAGATATAGCACCAAGGGAGCCTTGTTCTGCTTTCTTATTAGCTTCAGATAAAACGGAACGTTTTCCTTTACCTTGAGTAAAATAATAGTTAACGGACTGCAAAGGAACAGAAACTCTTGGACGAAGAGCGGGGACAGGAAAAGCACCAACCATAGGATCCAAAAGTCTAGGATTGACGAAGTTGGCTTCAATAGAAAGATCAGCCGTGACATCAATACCTATAGCAGTCTCAGAACCGAGGGGAGTGAGAACACTAAGGGCAAGATAACCAGTATTGTCGCTAGCAAAGAAAGAAGAATCTTGTTTTATATACGGATGAAGCCAGGGAATAGCAATCTCCAAAGTGGCGGTAGCGGTGGCGTCCAATATAGAACTAGGAAGAGTAGACAAAGCCATAGTAGTGTTGTTAACAACAAAAGCGGATGCCATAGCACCAGGTACAGTAGATATAAGAAGAGCACCCTTGAAATATCTACTGGTGTTAAGAGTAAATCTAACAACAACATGATCATAACGGTAATTCTTCCAGTTGGAATAATTAACGAGAGTAGACAAAGAACGAAGGAGTTCGTTAATAGGGTTAATGGTGTAGACTTTACTATATGGATCAGTAGAAGACCACTTAAAAACCTCTAGTTTGCGAACTCTAGACATCATAGCATCAGGAGCGTCAGAGGGAAAAGCCTCTACCAACTGGGTATGAGGAGCGATAGGAACTATGTCGTTGTCTGATCCCTCTGAGAAATGAGTAACATCAGAGGGAGAAGGGGTAATGGTGTGGTCAATAGTGGCCACGAAATCTTCAGTTTTGAGGGTAGTATTAGATTGAGGGAGAGTTGAAGCGATACTTGTATAATCACAGGAGTTAGTATCAGGATTCTGTGATGTTTAAATGACAGATTTAAGATACAGTGGGGGTCAAATGCCACTGAAATGTTTCCTAGTTTAATGTCATAGGTCAAGGACATTGTTATTTATATAACAAG